AGAAAAATTAAAATTATGAATTATATTATAACATTTGTTATAATATAATATTTATTACCTGAAAACGAGTTAAAAGACTATTTTAATGTGTTTGTCTTTGTATTTCAAACTCTGAACCGTTTGTTTGTGTTCTACATATTGCATCGCTTACTCCTCTAAGTAATCCAGTAAAATCACCTCGAACTGATTGGTTAAATTGACCACAGTGGTTAATGTTGTATGCGTTTCCTTCACAAAAAGCGTCTATGTTTGCTCCCAAAAATATAAACTCCCATCCTTTACATTTTGATTGATTTATTAAATCAAGTACTTTGTTTTTATTATATACTTGACTAGCATTTTCTAAACCATCAGACACTATAACAACATATGTCTTACCTGACATAACTAAAGGAATATACGTAGCTAATGTAAATCCTATTCCATCTAATGCCGCTGTCATACCGTTTGGAATATATGATAATGATAATGTATAATTTCCTGTATAAGTATGATCTATTTCTTGACTAACATTTTCATTAAAGGAACTAATAACTATTCGTTTACTAATTTTGTGTGTATCAAAACTTACTTGAGGTAAACCGTCTAAAAATCCTTGAAGTGCTTCCATTGTTTCGTTTCCTAATACTTTCATACTACCTGATTTATCTAAAATAACAATTATAGTAATGTCAACAATATCTGAAGTGTTCATTTTAAAATTTAAAATAAATAATTTTAAATTTTCAATTTTTTAAATACACGTTTTTTATAAAATTATGTTATCAAATTTATCAAACTTTTTTTCATCTCCATAACAAGTCAAAAAAATAAGTTGTTGTTTTTGAAAAAAATCAGGAGTAAATTGTTTTCCGTGAAAATTATTGTCAGGTCCTAAATAAGGAAATAAATTATCTGATACATCTATTTTATTTTCATCATAAATACATACAATTTTTTTTGGACCTTTTGATGCTTTGACTATCATTTTATATACATCACCTTTAATACTATAAGTAATTAAATAATTATTTTCTCCTAAATATATTACTGTATTATTCATATATTGAATAATATTAATCCATAATGCTTTTAACACTAAACATACGCTAATATATAATATATTAAATGTTCCTTTTTGATTAGTTGCAACTAATCGATTTATTTGTTTAAATTTATTATATTTAACATTGAATAAATTTTTAAGTATCTTATCTCCTTCTAAATAAAAAAAAATAGAAGCTCCAGAAAATATAATACAGCTATAAGTAATAATACCAAACATTTATAGTTAAAATTAAAACTATAAATATAAATAACATCTAACTAGTTTTAAGTAAATGTATAACTGAATTTGTTATATTTAAATGACTTTCAACTAATTTATTAATTACTTCCCATTTAGTACTTTCCCATTTAGTACTTAATGAAATATCACTACCCTCATCTTCACCCTCATCACTACCCTCATCTTCACCCTCATATTCACCCTCATCTTCACCCTCATCTTCACCCTTGTCTTCACCCTCATTTTCACCATTGTCTTCACCCTCATTTTCACCATCGTCTTCACCACCTTTACGGTTAAAAAGGTTCATATTTAATAACTGTGAAAATAATTTGTCGTATTCGTTTATATGGGGGATTTTTACACTGTCTTCATGTTCAGAAGATTCAATTATACAGTTTTCGGTTAAATCTGACATTTATTATATAAATTAACACTTTAAATTAATTTTATTCATCATTAATATTCCATTCTGGATCTTCATCTGAATCATATTCTTCCTCTTCCTCTTCCTCTTCCTCTTCCTCTTCCTCTTCCTCTTCCTCTTCCTCTTCCTCTTCCTCTTCCTCTTCCTCTTCCTCTTCCTCTTCCTCTTCCTCTTCCTCTTCCTCTTCCGTGTTATAGTTATCTAAATATACGGGTTTAATTATATCAATAATTTGAGAAAGTTGTTCTACTTTTCTTATAATATAAGCAATTGACAACAATGAATTTTCATATATCGGAATTTTTAATTTTTTAGCTTGCTTACGAAGATTTGAAATATTCCATTTCTTTCCTTCGTAAGCAAGATTTTCTGGATTATTATAAGATTCATCAATTAAAACTTTTTCAATCTGATTAATCTTTGTTAAAAAACTATTTCGTTCTTCACATATTAAAGAATATTGAATTTTATCAGACTTTTCAATAATATCAGAAAGTTTTTTACTTTGAACTAGTGTTGATTCTAGTTTATTTTGTAACAAAATATTATGTTTTAAATGTGTTTGATGTTTTTTAAGCTGATTTTCTACGTCTTTTAATTTTTGTTTTAATTGTACATTTTCTTTGAAGTAAACACATTTATTTAATTTTTTTTTACTGCAAATCTCTGTATACATTAAAAAAAATACGCTATACATAATTATGTATAACACGATAAATTTACAAACAAAAAAAAATAAAGTTAAATCTTGATATTGATCAAGATCTTCATAAATAGGTTGTTTCTTAATTAAGGTATAAGACATCTTGATTAACTTATAAATATTAATATACTTTTTCAATTTTTTTGTTTATATATATAATCTCAAAATATTTATAAATATATAAGTTATTAAACAAATTACTGTATAATATAGCCAAAATTTTTCCCAATCTACATTTAAGTCTTTTTTAATTAAAAACTTGGGTTTTTTAAAATAAAAAATACAAAATACAGTTATTAACACACTAAAAAATAATATGTAAAGTAAAATACTTTTAACAAACGCAGAAAGTTGATAAGGAATATTCGGTGGACCAAGAGCAGCTTTTCTAGCTTTACCAATTCCTACTCCTGTTGCTAGACATTTAGATGTAGATCCTATTGCTGTGTATGTAGGTGGAACTATATCATTATTTCCACAATAAAATCGTCTTCCGTCTATTGGTGCATATGGAACAGCATATTGCGGATCGTATGGTAAATTACTTCCAACTCCTATGCCTTTTCTTAAACATTGATAATTTGTACCTATAATATGTGTTCCGGCAATTAAACCAGGAAAATTTGCATTATTTCCACAGTACGTTGTAGCCATTTATAATATTAAATTGATTTTTTTATGTAAAAATTAAAAATATAAAAATGTTAAAATCATTTCAAAATTTAACAAAAATTTTTATTTACCCTTGTGGAAAAGTACATAAAAATTACGGTAAATATGTAGGATGGTCTTGTATTTCAAATGTAGTAATTTCAATTGAAAGTGTTCTATCTACACATACTATGTTAAGTGTTGTAGGTCAGACAAATTCTGATATTACATTATCTATCAATTACATCGGAAAAGATATAGTTGGTCAATTAGGAGGGCTTTGGTATATGCATAAAATTGGTCAAAAAGTTGATAAAGAATCGTCCAAGTTTATAAATTATTCTATATTTTTTCAACAATCTGCTGTAATTATGGAATGTGCTACTCCGTTACTACCAATAAGTATGTTTATACCTATTGCTGGTATAGCAAATGTTGGTAAAAATATAGCAGCAACAGGAATGGGTGCTGTAAACGCAAGAGTAATTCAAAAATTAGCAGAAGATAATAATATAGGTGAAATATATGCCAAAATTAGCATTTTAAATACTTTAGGTTCTACTATTGGAATGGCTATAGGTTTACTAATTGCAGCTCGAGTTCCGGATCATTCAATGAGATTGGGCTTGATGCCTTTCTTTACTGTATTTAGAATATATTCTTACAATAAAGCAGTTGATGAATTGATATAAAAAAAATTTATAAATAAAATTATTTATAAATGACCTACTTTACAACTTAAAATATTTAACTTTACAGTTTATATACTTTTTATTAAACTATTTCTAAGAACATCTCCTTCTACGTCATCAGTTATCTCCGTATATCCTTTTGATATTGTAGTATCGATGTCTAATATATGATCAGATGTTACTCTATCATCAGTTATCATTCTATAAATACGTCTCATTAATATATCTCTGTTTTTTGTTGTAAATGTATTTAATCCGTTATCTACAACATCCTCACCGCTTGGTAATTTATATCTTGCTGTTCCTCTTGCTTTATCTGTTATAGTTATCATTTTTATACCATTAACATCAGTAACAACTTTATCTACAATAAGCTTGGTAATAGCTGAAATACCTCCTTCTATATGAGAAGGAGTAAGATTTTGTTCGTATATGTTTTTTAATTCTTCATCTGTTCTTGTATATGTTGTTATGTTTATATTTTTTACTGTATTATTAGTTTTACTTAAAGCAGCTGTAGTTATTTTATCCAATAATTTTTCTTTTTCTATTTTCCATTCTTTTTTTTCTTCAAGTAACATATTGTATTTACTTTCAAGTAAATTATATTTATTTTCAAATTCTAATAAAATTTGTTTATTTTTTAATTCTAAAAGATTTTTTATATTTAATTCTATGTTATTTTTTTTATAACAAGATATCTTATGAGTATTTAGATTTGATTTAAGTGTGAATTTTTGATTACATGTAACACATTCAAAATTGCCTTTAAAATCAACTCCTTGTTTAATAAGACATTTCTTTGCAGTTTTCTTATGTTTTGATAAAGAGTATTCGGATACCAGAATAGTATTACAAAAATTACATTGATAAGTCATTTTATTAAACTGTAAATAAATCTTTAAAACATTTTCCTTAATTTCCTTAATTTTCTAAGGAAAATTAAGGAAAATTAAGGAAATTAAGGAAAGGTATTTTGGATGAAAAAAGTATTTTTTTTATACCTTGATTTTAAGGCTAAAAATACATTTTAGGAAAAAATAAATTTTAAAATTTATTTTTTATTTTACACAAATTTTGTGTAAATATTTATAAATTATAAAAATAAATTAAAATTTTAAAACACTAAAATTTTAAAACACTAAAATTTTAAACTTTATGTTTAAATAAAAAATACCTTTCCAACATTTTGGAAAGGTATTTTTTATTTCACATTATAGTATTAAATTGTAAATTAATACTCTTTACTACACACAAATAAACAAAACGGATCTCCTACTTCTTCTGATATAATTTTAAATCCATTTTCTGTAAGCAAATTTCTTAATTTTTCTCCTCCGTTTTCTTTTGTAAGTTTCTTCGGTGACCATTTTTTTGTAACGTCACTAATATAAAACTTTCCTCCGCTTTCCAACACCCTATATGCTTCTCTTATATATTGAAGCTTATTTTCTTTTGTCCCCCATAACGCTAAAGACATTATAGCAATCTCTACAGATGCATCTTCCAATGGTAACTCTGAAATATTAACTTTTTGAATCATTTCATCTTCTCCTGAATGATGATCATAGTTGTGAAATAAAAATCTATTGTCCTTTTTTTTCTTGAAATAATGAGCTATATCTGCTTTACCACATCCCATATCAACAACTACTTTCTGTCTCTTTGTTTTTATTTTTTTCAACTCTTTGATGATTCTATTAGTTGGGATAGACTTTTTTTCATAAGAAGCAAAATTTTGTTTACGAATCTCGTGATAATCTTCCCATAACTGCGGATCATCTTTAAACTTTTGATGAAGTTTTTCAGACTTTATTCTATGATATGTTCTATGTAATTTATCAATTTCAGAAGGCGAACGTAATGTCGGAGATTCGGATGAGTTGGATTTTTTTGATTCTTTACTAACTTTTGGAATTTCTTTTTGTTTTTTTATAATATTTTTTTTATCATCTTCATTGTCTTTACAATCTGGTAACTGTGTTAAAATTTCTCCCTTTTTCTCTTCTGAATTTGAAATATCTATTACTGACTGGTTTAGATATTTTTTGTATTTAACCAATGTTTCTTCCCATTCTTTACGAATTTCAGGGTTTGTCATTTTGTTATATGTATAATTATGTTTCTGAGTACAAACCCACACTCCAAGTTTTTTAATAACTGGATTTTTGTCACGTTGATTAGGACATTTTTTTTCTTTTTCCATATAGGAAATGACTTCTTTAAGAATTAAGATCCATATTTCTTCTTTATCTGTTACTAGATACTCTTTATATTTGTCAACCGTTTCTTCCCATTCTTTACGAATTTTAGGATTTGTCATAATTTCTATGTTTTTTTTGTAATTTTTTTTCTGATTAGTAACCCAATTTCCAAGTTTTTTAATATCTGGTTCGGTGTCACGTTTATTAGGACGTTTCTTTTCTTTCTCCATATAGTCAATAACTTTTTTCAAAGTCATTCTCCATATTTCTTCTTTGTCAATAACTAAATACTTTTTATATTTATCAACCGTTTCTTCCCATTTTTTACTAATTTCAGGGTTTGCCATAATTTGTTCACTTTTTAAAAAAATTTCTTTTTGGGTTCCTATCCACTTTCCTAGAAATTTAATATCTTTGTTTTTATCATGTTTGCTTGGACTTTTTCCTTCTTTTTCAATATAGTTGATTACTTTTTCAAGTGTCATTACCCATCGTTTTTTTCTATCAACAATTAAATATTCTTTATATTTATCAATAGTCTCTTCCCATTCTTTACGAATATCGGGGTTTTTCATAATTCTTCTGGTATTTTTATAATTTGATTTTTGGTTAGTAACCCATAAACCAATTTTTTGAATAACTGTGTTTTTATCATATTCACTAGGACGTTTCTTTTCTTTCTCCATATAGTCAATAACTTTTTTCAAAGTCATTCTCCATTTCTCAATACCATATGAAACATTACATTCTATAACAGTTGAGCAAAATTTTTTACTAAAATCTAATTCACCTTTTACAGACCATAACATAGTAATTTTGTCATTTTGATGTATTGACATAGACACGCCTTTCTTTTTTGGTTTAGGAGGTTGAATGACTTGGTTATTGACAGATTCTTCGGATGTTTGAGATTCGTTTGATTCAGAATCAGATTCGTTCTTTTTTTTACACGGAACGATTTGTTTGTACAAGTTATCATCTTCGTCGTGATATAGACGTAGTATAGGTTCATTTTCGTCATCAGGTGTTTCATTGAATCGTTCAATCGTTTCATTCGTATGAATTTCTAAAGGAGTTTCTCCACATTCTTTCATTTCTTCTACTTCTTCCGATGAATACGTAATTTTTGACTCTTGTATTTTAAATCCTTGTTTTTTCAGAGAGTCTTTTTTATGTTTAATATTAGGATAATTCAAACACATATCATAAATATCAGGATCTTCTTGTTTTAACGCTCCTAAAACATTTAGAATAGGTGCATAATCTCCATTTGGCATTCTCATTTGTTTACGAATAAGTTCGTCTTGTTTTTCAGAATCTCCTAAAACTTCTGCATAGTTGTTCATATCAACGAAACACGGGATAAGAACTGTAGACATAGGATGATCATTATTACGTCTTACAACTCTACCGATATTTTGAATAATTTTAGTAACTGAAGATTTTGGATCTGCGAAAACACACATGTTTGCTTTTTTGGTGTCAACTCCTTCGCCGATTGTTTCACATGAACTAATGATGTATATTTCTGTGTCTGGAGTATTGTCTAAAGCTGATAACATCTTTTTACGGTCACACGAAGGTGTTTGTCCATCAATACCTTTAAAAGTAATTTTTGTGTAATATCCAGATTTTTCCGGAAACTCTTTTTTTTGTATTTTTTTAAAAGCTTTTTTAAACGCTTTTCTGTCTACGAATTTTTTAACATCTGTATTACTTTCTCCGTTGACTCCAGAATGAAAAGATAAAACTCTACTTGTATTTCGTTTTAAAATGGCTCTAGACATTGCTTCATATAGATTATGGTTTGTATTTTCGGTGTACATATCAACACAAATTTCAAATTCATTCAAAACTTTGTTGTTAAATCCTTGTAAGTAAGTGTAGTCGTATGCTAATTCACCGCACATATTATTTTCAGGATGGTTTAAATCAAGCATAGTAATACCGTTTTCATTACGAGGAGTTGCGGTAAGAAATATTTCTCTTTCAAAGTAGTTAGAACCGAAAACAAGTTTTTGGTATTCAGGAGAAACCACGTGATGAGCTTCATCGTAGTATACTGAACCAAAATTTTTAGTTTCTAAACAGTTGAGTAAAACGTCAAAGCTTTGGTATGTTACGAGTACTAGTTTATGATTTGTTCGGTTAAGAAATTTTTTGATTGTAGAAGTGTTTGTAGTGCTTTTAATAGTTGGTAAAATTTCCGAAGATATGTTGATTATATTGTAATCATTAATAAAGTATTCAGAATAGTCACTTGAATATTGATTGATGAGAGCTAGAGATGGGAATACTATAACGTTTAATTTTTTTTGATGGTATAAAATATCGTTTGTAAAAATTCTTGATTTTCCAGTACCGCAAAACATTTTCACTAAACATTTTTGTTGATTAATAATGTTTATGAGAGCTTCTATTTGGTAAGAACGTAATGATGGATCATTGGTAAGTAAAACATATCTAATGTCTGAGTCGTCAAATCCTTCAAGTCTTTGTAATAAAGACTCTGTTGACCAGCTTTTGTAGAAATCTGGAGACCGAGAAGCACGCTTGCAAACAGATGCAAGAATTGTTGAACGGTTAAGTTCAACTTTATATTCTTTTTCTTCTGATTTTGATGTCATTGGAATAATTAATTTAAAAATAATTAATTATTTTTTTTTTCAATTATAATTATATTTACATTGGTAAGTTACGTGAAAAAAACTAAGTTTTTTATGGGGTTTTTTTTACTCTAACTTCCGTTCGACAGTATTTATCACTCGAAGGTGACTCACTCAACGGAGGTGTAACTCGCCGAAACTGCTCTCAAAGTTTTTGGTTTAAGGTATCTTTTTGACTATATCAACGGATGTAATTATGCTTACATTAACCACCGTATAATGTAAAAGTCCCGTTAAAATTCATCTTTAAAACATTTTCCTTAATTTTCCTTAATTTTCTAAGGAAAATTAAGGAAAATTAAGGAAATTAAGGAAAGGTATTTTGGATGAAAAAAGTATTTTTTTATACCTTGATTTTAAGGCTAAAAATACATTTTAGGAAAAAATGTATTTTAAATTTTATTTTTTATTTTACACAAAATTTGTGTAAATATTTATAAATTATAAAAATAAAGTTTAAAATTTTAAAACACAAAAATAAATCTTTAAAACATTTTCCTTAATTTTCCTTAATTTTCCTTAATTTTTTTGGAAAATTAAGGAAAGGTATTTTGGATGAAAAAAGTATTTTTTTATACCTTGATTTTAAGGCTAAAAATACATTTTAGGAAAAAATAAAATTTAAATTTTATTTTTTATTTTACACAAAATTTGTGTAAATATTTATAAATTATAAACATAAAGTTTAAAATTTGAAAACACTAAAATTTTAAACTTTATTTTTAAATAAAAAATACCTTTCCAAAATGTTGGAAAGGTATTTTTTATTTCACATTATAGTATTAAATTGTAAATTAATACTCTTTACTACAAATAAACAAAACGGATCTCCTACTTCTTCTGATATAATTTTAAATCCATTTTCTGTAAACAAATTTCTTAATTTTTCTCCTCCGTTTTCTTTTGTAAGTTCCTATTTCTAAGAACATCTCGTTCTACGTCATCAGTTATCTCCGTATTAAATATTAGACTACAATATCAAAAGTATATAATTTTTTTAAAATTAATTATAAAATGGATACATACTAAGTTGCATTTTATAATTATTAATTTTAAAAAAATTCAATAGATTTCTTTATTGCGTCAAAAAATAATTCTATCTTCTCATTTTCTGGTAAAACAAATCTTTCTCTATTTGCTTGTTCTCTATAGTCTTTAAGACGTGAAAAAACCATATTTTCTACTATATTCATTGTT